GAGACATACCCATTAACCCTTTCATAAAGTCTATAATCTTCATATATTCTCCTTTGTTGTAAAAATACAACACATTTTATTAGTATCAAATTATTAAGTCATTGAAAAATAACACTTTTAATTTTAAAAAAAGTGTATTTTTTATTTGACTTTATAATATTTATAGTATATAGTCTACTTATGATTATGAAAAATATACCAACTAAAAATGAAATGTTTAATGAATACAATAAACTTAAAACGTTAGACGATAAAATCGACTACGTTAAATCAATAAGAGATATGGATATCCATAATACTCTTAACATAGAATATAACAATATTATTACTAAGTTATATTCTGATAGACATTCAGATCACATTCAAACTATTGAAGAAGATCAAGGTATCTGGTCTGAATTTGCTGAAGAAGGTTTACAACAATAATTGAAAGGACTATATTATGATTAAAACTAAAATTAAAAAAGACTTCGTAACTTTAAGTGACGTTATCGACTTCATCAAGTCTGATGAGTGGGGACCTAACTATGAGAAACTTATAATTGAGTGTCTCAAACAAAGAAGAAAGGCTGAGGCTAATAAAGTTAAGTCTGAAATCAAAGTTGGTTCTACCGTAGGTGTTTCTGGTAGATATGAATACTGGTTAGGTACAGTAGAGAAAGTTATGAAAACTCGTTGTACTGTTACTAACAGTAATAACGGTATGAGATATGCCGTGCCTATGAACTTGATAGATGTTAAAGCGGCCTAACATTTTGTATTTTATTTTATTTGTTGCGGCACTATTAGTGCCGTTTTTTATTGGACAATATATTGACGGTGAATTATTTACTGGTTGGACTTTTGTAGGTGATTGGAGTTGTAGACTTTGTGACTAAACCATTATTAGAAAAATTATTAGTATGTAAAGGTAAAGCGGATCAACTTGCTAGACGTGATCCTCGTAATGTGAAAGAATTAAAAGATCGTATCGTGTGGGAAAGATTAAAAAAAATTCTAACCCACAGATACAATCGTTATACAGATTAGTTACCCTCTAACTTCTTCAGTTGCTTCTGGCGCCGCCAGTTCTTCTTCGAGGATATCTAATTCATCTTTTGCCGCTGGCATTTCAATTGTCACTTTTGGTATTGGCATTTCACTTGCCAATCTTGCCGCTTCTTCACCGTATTGATGACCAAGCCAAAAAGCACCAATCACTATTAAAACATATATTAATTTTTTCCAGCGATTTTTAGTTATGTCTCTCATTGGTTCTTAACCCTTCCATCTCTGCCATAAGTTGACAGCGATCCAGGCAATAAGACCCCATTTAACTACTGCCATTACAGGCAGTATACCTGTGAAGATTGAGATTGCTAATATTATTAATCCGTAATCTTTCCAAGCACTTAAATCTTTAAGCCATTTATCCATTGAATTTCTCCTTTGTTAAATTTATTTAGAACGTAAACTTTGTACCTACTGAATAGTGTTGTAGATCAGTACCAGTATCTAAATCATCTTGTTGTAATTCAGCATAGACACTTAGGTTATCTGTCATGCTATGGCTTATGCCATAAGTCATGTAAGTTCCTGTTCCTTCTTTATCTCCGTAACCAATAGTTATATCTTTGTAACTTATCGTTGCTTCCATACCTTCCAGATCCGTTGCCGCATCTTTTATTGTGTATGTACTAGCGATAGTTAAATCACCTACAGTTGTTGAAGCACCTGCGCCCCAATAAGAGATATCGTTTACTACATCGTCAGCGTAACCTACTGCTACATCGATGCCATTCATAGAATGGGAAAGCGTTGCTTCGTACATATCTATACCATCTTGTCCAGAAGATCCATCTACTACCGCCATCGCACTGAAAGTGCCATTATCTAATTTAATAGAATTGCTTGAACGTGATCCATAACTCCATACAGCGTTAGAACCATACACTTCAAAGTTGCCAGTTTGGCTAACCCATGAGTGTGCGTGACGACCAACTGTGATTGCTATACCATTATTTTCTAAACCAGCATATGCTAGTCTGGAATCAAACGTGTCACTACCACTGTCATCAACGTCTAACCCTACTTCTAGTTTTGCTACACCGTTTAGTGAACTACCTTCAATCGTTGGTTCGATTATATCTACACCTAAAATTGATCCGTTGTTCTCTAACTTGTCATGTGCTACACCAGAAGAGTTTTCGTCATGCGACCATTTGTAGTTAAAAGTACCATACGGTGTAACTTCTACTGCCGCTGCCTGATAGGCAAGTAACAAAAGAAATGCTCCCGTAACAGTAATTAATCTTAACATATTTTCTCCTTGATTAATTTTTTCTCAAACCCAGAACGGGTGAGTAATGTATTCCCTCGATATTATTTATAATTCTTATCATAAGTAAGTTGGTATATTTCATCTACTTGTTCTTGGTGTTCACATACATAGGCAGAAATATGAGTATACCCGTTCTTTTTTGCCCATATAATTCTACGACCACCTGCTTGCCACTTTCGATATTTTCCGTTCATACGTCTTACCATGATAGGGTGTAACATACCGTTTTTGTCCATATCTTCAAATAGAGATTTATAATTGATACCCATACTATTCGCATATGCTTCCCAACTACCTTTTACTTTGTCCCACTTGTATGTGAGTTCGTCTATGGGTATAATTTGATGTAAGTCTTTGTGTGTGATTTCTTTTGCGATGAGTTCTTTAACTTCGTCATTCATATATTTTTGCCAGTAGTCTTCTGAGTTTGTGTAATTAAAAACTTTTAAATATTCGTTATCATTATTTACAACATAACAATCAATATGTGTATAACCAAATTCTTTCGCATACCACAATCGTTGATTACCTACTGATACGTTATCGTTGTTCCAACCACAAAGTATGATTGGGTGTGTCATGCCGTTTTGTTTTATATCTTTATATAGAGAGTATAATCGAAACCTTTGTTGCTTTCGTTCTTTACCGCCTTTGAATACTTTGTGTTGATCGATGCTATCGCCGAGACTTGTTATCTCTCTTACTTGATGATACTCTGGAAAGTGGATATGGTTTGCTTTCAAAAGGCGCATTATATGTATAATGAAATAAAGTTAAAACTGATACTTTTTCTTAAAATATTTTTATTTTTATTTGGTTCAACACTATGTTGTAACCATGATGGAAAAATATACAAGGTGTTGTTCGATGGTTCTAAAGCAATCTTCTCAGTATTGTACTTTGTGTTATGATGTATTGTTTTTGGATTCCAATCGTAGTTAATATACGAACAAGGGTGATGTAAAAGTAATCTACCAGTATTCTCTCCTGTTGATAGATACAGCACACCTGATAATGTTACACCAGGGTGTGTATGTGTCTCGTTATGATCACCGTATGCGTTTTCATTATACCACGCATTGTCTAATCGTACTTTATGTAAACCAATATCGTTACAAAAAATATTAGCGTGTCGTTCTAGTTCTTCTTTATATAGTAAAGGTATAACAATATCTTTTTGTATACCACTACCACTGGCATGTCTATCGCTACCCATTTCTTTTACAGGTATTGCTTCTGTTGTCGAAGAATAAAAAGGTATCTCAAACATTAAAGTTACTATTAATAATGATTCTTGTTTTATGTTTTGTTGGTGAAGCACCTGTATGTGGTTTATGTCCATCAAACATCACAAGACGATTTGCTTTTGGTTCGATGAGATTACCTTCAATCATTGTTGGACCATCACTGTCGTTAACATAATACACAGTGGCAATATTTTCAAATTCATAATCAACATGTGGTTCATGCGAAAAATTTATACCAGTGTACATTGTCATATCTGCCCTTGATCGTAGTATAGAACTACCGTTTACGGCATCTTGTATTTGTAACAAACCAGGGTACCAAAAACTTGCTGTTCTGGATTGTCGTCCACCTTTTTCATCAAAGAAGATATGAAAGAAACCAAACTCACTGAGATGTGTTTCTTTATCATTCGTAATGTTCGCATTGTAGTGCCATTCGAATTGTGTTTCAGACAATAGACCACATAACTCTTTGTGGTAGGCATTCGTTAAAAAATTATCAATTACTTTCATAAAAAACTTTCTGAGGGCGGGGCAAAGTAAGTTGCCCCTGTCTTACTACGTACCCTCGATGGTACGGTCTGTAAGATTTGAACTTACATGAGACTATACTTATTGTACATTCTCAAATCTAATTCGTAGTCAGATCCGCGTCTACTCTATTCCGCCAAGACCGCATTAGTATATAGTCAGATAGAAAAAGACGTTCCGCAACCACAACTCGATTTTGCCGCTGGATTACTAAAGGTAAACATGCTACCAAAATCATCTTTGTTATAATCTATTTCCATACCTGTCAAATACAACTCAAACATTTTATGGACAAGAAGCATATCATCAATGATATGATCGTCACGGGTATAATCGTCAGCAAAAGACCACTTATATTCGAACCCAGCACAACCACCAGATGTTACCTCAAGGCGCACAAACTCTTTATCGTGTTTGCGTCTTAGGTCTCGTAGATGTTCGTAAGCATTATCTGTAAGAGTAATATTCATATCTATACATATTTAGATTGTGGCCAGTTCCGCCCTAGGGGTATATCTCTAAGTATTCTTTATTACATTTATAGATTAAGAAATCTGGCCAGTTCCGCTCTAGTTAAGATTTATAGGGTTACCGTTGATATCATTCTCACCAGAACTATCTAACAACATCTTATCACCAGACGTAATCGAAACTTTATTCGAAGCATCTAATCTAAAATTATCACACGTCATATTAATATCATCGTTGACAAACATATTCACATTACCATTTACATTAAAGTTACAAGCACCATCACGTACCATAATATTAAAGTTAGAGTTAGCACCTATCTCAATATCGTAATTATTACCAGAAGCATCAGACTTATTTACTTTGAGTTTTAAACCTTTATCAATCGTTTCAATACTATCACCCTCAATGAGACTAGACTTATCATTACTTACAATCTCAAACATCTTAGAAACGATATGAGATACTAACGTACCATCATTACTATATTCGAAATAAGAACCAGAACTATGAGATAGCAATATACGATTATGGTCGCTACTATCGTCAAACTCTATTACGTGCCCGGTCTCAGTAGCAAACACATGGTTCTTAGGGTAACTTGGTTTATACGTGCCGTTCACTACAAGTGGTTCATCAA